TACCCGGTAAAAATACTTGCTGATATCAAGTTTTAAGTAATAATATTTCCCTGGTTTCCTTGCATCCTGTCTCAGCCAGTATTGCAAGCGGTCTACTGCTTTGTGGCTTCCTTTGCCTATCCTGCAAGCGTATGAGTCCTCAATAAACAGTTTGTCGTAGAAGGGCATAAGATATTGATATATGCTCCACTGCACTACTCTGTCCGAGTAGTCAAGTGCCATGACAAGGCGTTTCTTGGGAACAAATACCCATTTCTTGTGATAAGGTCCCAGTCTGTATCTGCCGCTCTTTAGTAGTTCCTGGATATTAAATATATTGTCTTCAAGATGGGCTTTAAACTGCATTACTTCGCAGCGCTTGGTTTTCCTTTTGCGTGCGTTCCTCTCTGCCTTGAGAAGGTAGCCGAAACTGCATATAGTGTCCCAGGCGTTGTCTATAACGGCCATTTCTGACATAAGTTTTTCCCTTTTTTAAAAAGTCGCCGGGTGTGACGTTTCCGCCTCCCCGGCAAAGTTAGTTTTTCCTCACGGAAAGGATATAGACTCCTTCTAGTCACTTAGTCTGTAGCCCGTAGGCTCACAGTCCCTTTAGCAAGTGAACCACCAATCGAATAAATGACGAGAAGCGGAGCGGCCCCCGATGTTGGCGTTGGAATTGGAGCGCGGATTGTTGAGGTTCGAGTTGAACACGCCAGCGTTAGCGCCGTTGTTCCAGTTGCCACCACGATTCAGACAACGCGGTAGCCTATACCCTACTGTTGTTTTTGCAGAGATTTGATATAGGCGCCGAGCATCTTTCCTATGGTGCTGTTATATCGCGACCAGGTTTCATACTGATGGGTCGAAAGGGGCGGAGCGTACTTTGTACCGAAGTATTCCTTTTCCGAAGCCATCCTTACCAAGTGCCTTAAACTTTCAAGCTCTACATCTAATTCCTGGGCCGTAGTCTTACGGTAGTATTTCTTTTCCAGTTCGATCGAGAGTTTGTACATCCTTAGCATGGTCTCACGCATTTCAATGGCAAGGTCTTTGTCCTTCCTCGAAAAGTTTAACGTGAGCGGTCTTCCGTACTTTATCATGCCCTCTATTTCTTCCTTTAGCCTGAATGGCTGAATTGAATCCGGGTTTGGTCTTTCTCCCTGCATGGTTAATTTCCTCTTTTCATTTAAGACCCGCCGCCGCGGTCATGCGCAACGACGAGTCTTTTGTACTAGGTGCCTCGCTACCGCTCGGCGTACAGTGTCACGGTACACGGTGTACGGTGACTCAACTAAGGGAAGCGGAGCGGCCCCCGAGGTTGGCGTCGGAAGCGGAGCGCGGACTGTTGAGGTCCGAGACGAACACGCCAGCGTAAGCGCCGCGGCCCCAGGCGCCACCACGACACAGACAACGCTCATCCTCTCCGTTATTTACGTAGAACTGATCGCCGCCGTATGTAGCGTCAATTCCTGTGCCACTAAGAGAATCAGGCAGCATAGCAAGAGACTTAAGGATAAGCTTTGCTTCGTCTCCGATCGAAGAGTCGCAAGTTACGTCCTTGAAAGAGCATCCTGCATTTGTCTTGGTGTGGGCTATTGTTGTTGAATAGGTCCACTTTGAGCTGATAAGGTCAAGCTTAACTGTTCCCTGGGTTGTACCTGTTCCGTCAGGATCTACAAGTGAACCGTCAGAAGCCTTAATAGCTTTCCAAGCACTTGATGAAGCGGAAAGGTCGCAAGTAGGATCTGCTGCGTTGTTGTCAGCAATAATCTGTACTTCGCCCTGAACGAGTCTAAGACCTGTGCACCACTCCCATACGTTACCGTTGAGGTCCCATATTCCTTCAAGTGTGCCGTCGTGTGACCATGTTACAGGGCCAGTGCCGGTTGCAACTCTCTGTACTCTGTTGCTTCCGTCCCTTGCCATTGAAGGGATAGCCTTGTAAAGAGTCTCTGATACATCCTTGCCGTAGTTGTTATTTCCTTTAGGCTCTGATCCGTTCTTGTGGCACCACAAAGCAACTGCGGCCCACTCTGCTGCTGTTATCTCGTGGAAGTCTCCGCCCTTAGCACGGTTGTAAGATACGAATGTATCAAGGCCGGCGCTTGCGCTGGGGTCTTCTGATGGGAGTGAGTAAGCACGTCCGTTGTAGTGGTGAGTCTGAAACTTTCCGAAGTAGAATCCGTCTATCTCCACGCCGTTTACTCTGAAAGCGGGAAGCACTGTGGTGTCGTCTGTGTCGAGCACGTCACATCTTCTCAGCTTAGGGATGTAAACCATGATAGAAGGCATTTCCTTGTCGTCATACTTAATCACGTTTGTAGGGCAAGCCGCTTTAAGGGCCAGCTCTGAAAAATCAAAATTTGCCATTTTCTTTTATTCCTTTCTTAGTTAATCAGTATTCCTTCGATTGAGAAAAGGTACAGTGTTACGTCGTCTGTGTTGAGCGGGATAGGGCGATACTCGGTTGTCTGCTCTTCTCCTTCGCCCTCTATGATTTCCTCGTACTCTCTCTTAGGGATTTCAACCTGAGCAACATAGAATCTTCCCTTGCTCATTACAAGGAATCCCTGGTTGTCTGCCATGATATCAAGAGTTACGTCCTCGTCTCTCTGATATCTGTCGAGTCTGATTACCAGCTCGTCGTCAGCGAAAGAAAGCTTGTAGCCTCTAAGCTCATAGTCAATCTTTCTACCGGTGTTCTTCTCAATTACCTTCATCAACTTTTCCTCCTTATGCTGATATCTTAGGGTCAGTCATTCCGCCACTGATGCGGACTGCTACCTTAACTGTGGTTGCGCTGCCATCATTCTTGAAAGCCATGATCTGTAATGCAAGGGAGTTGTCAGAAGCTCCGATTTCCAGGTTGTTGAAGTGTGCCTGGTCCAGTAAAGTCCCCTGCTGGATTATCTGCCCCTGCTGATCTGTTACATGGTCTTTCCAATAACTGCGATCATACATTTATTTTTGTCTCCTTTCCTTAAGACTCTTCGATAAGTGGGAACGTAAACCGCAAGAGTGCTGAGTTTAATGTCCCTCTTGTCAGACTGATTGTCTGCTGCCCGGCGAGTGCATCATTTCTGTCAAGCACTCTTACGGCCGTGATTTTGTCATTGACTCCGAAGCTCGGAACATTGACAAACACAACTACATTCGTGCCTATCACCTGCTTGTCGTTGATCTCGCCATCACGCCATACGCCCCCGATTTGGTACTGAAAGCGGACCACCGCTCTAAGCAGCTCCTGTCGCCGTGCATTTAAGAAGTTTTCTGTAAAGAAACTCATGGTGTCCCTCCTTTTAATATTCTGCGGAACAGAAGCGTGTACCGCTCTGATCCGGTGTTTCACATACATCTAATATGACTGCACTCTCAGTAAGCTTTATAGCCTGCCCTTCCTCGTTTGTAGGAAGGGACAAGCCACAAGTTCCCTGGTACATGAAGTAAGGGTTTTGTATTCCGTACTGACCAATCATGCGCTACCTCCCGAATATACAAGACCGCATCTATAGTCTCCGGTCGTCTTAGAAGATACTCTGTAGCCGTCTACCATGCCCTTTGTCTTCTCGTTTCCTTCCAGCGAATATCCGAGGTGCCCTGTTGCCGGGATCATGCCGGTAAGGTCAACGCCTGCCGGTTCATGCTCAATGTTCCAAGCACCAGCGGAAGCGGAAAGCTCCATTCCTTCGCCCACCGTATAGCCCATAATTGCCGGACTAGGAAGTGTGCCGGTAAGTTCGGGTGAAATAAGGAATCCTTCGGGATTTGGCCTTGTAATGATGGGATCGTTTTCACTCCATCCAAGATGTGACGGCTCGTGATATGTTCCACAATAGATAGTGCCGCAAAATGGCTGTGTATACTTCCAGCTCTCTAATGTCTCTTTGATGATCAGTGCGTGCTTTACCATGTATGACATGGTGTCAAGGTGTGCTGACCATCTTTTAGAAGAACAAAGCTGCTTCTCCATTATCTCCGGGTCATACATTACTATGGGGTCGTCGTCACTTGATCCCGATATATCAACATATAGTCTGTATGTTCCCGGTGTCCCCAGGTACTCAAACCACTCTTCGAGATATGTTCCGGGGTTTATGGAATCAGCCTGCAACCTTACGGCTCTTACTGTTCCCATAATCCTTCGTATCTCTATGGCGGTCTCTATGATCCTTCTTTTTCTGTCTATCGAAAATGAGGGGTCGTACCAGTCTATCTTCCAGTTGACCGCCAGTACATCGAGAAGTTCTTCGGGGAGGGTATCTATTGCGGTGTATATCTGCGAGTTCTTCGCATACAGTAACGTGGTCTTGTGTACATTCTCTAAAGCCTCTGAGATAGTTTCCGCCCAGCCCTGTTCTGCAACTATGCTAGGCAGTCCGTCAATGATACGTGCATCCTCAAGGCTTTTAATCATCTTCAAGCCCTCCGTAGGTTATTGTTTCTGTCCCAACTTTCGGTATCTGAGTATCGGTTATGACAGTATGTACAGGGTAAGTAACTGTGACTCTCTTTGCCCCGGCTTCCCTTATCACCTTGATAAGCTCTGTAGGGTTAATATCCCTTCCAAGGTGTCTCTGCCAATTCTCGAAGCTCGCTATTGCTGCCTCTACCTGAGACTTGATTGTTGCTGCTGACTGACTCTGCGAAGTTGCTATGTAATATGTCAGAGTCACGTTGTAGGTCACTTCCTCCGGGTTTAGTACGTCCACGTCGTCCGATAATGGTCTCTTGTCCTCTGCGGAAAGATAAGCCTTAAGGCTTGCCCTCTCCGTTGAAGTAAGAAGCGCTCCCTGGTCGGTCACTGCATAAATGTTGATCTCGCAAGGGTTAGGAGTCACCACCTTAACGTCTGCTATGTCCGCTCTCCATTCCTTCGTGTAATACTCGTAAGCATCACGAGGACCTGCTGAGGAAAACTGAGACGGTGCAAGGTATATCCTCTCTGTCAGTGCGTCGTCACTTTCGATATCTATTCCGCCGGATGTGACTGTTGTGTTTGATACGCTGGATATAAAGGGGATGGGGTCTACTAAGGTGTCAACCGCCCCCGCTTCAAGGCCGTTTGGTGCAGCTCCCGGCACTTCCGCCTGTACAGTAGTATCTACGTAAGTTTCACCTGCCGGTATCTCAGCATATTCAAGTGTGTTGAAGTAATAGCCGCTCTGCGACCTTACTCTTGTTCCTGCCGGTATCGGTACGTATGTGTTAAGTGTTCCCTGGATGGAGAATCTTTCAGTACATATCGCCCTCTCTGCCGGTTTTCTCACAAGCCCTAAAAGGGCTGCGAGATTATCAAGTGAATCTCCGGTGGCAGTCTTTAAAAGCTCCTGCTTTCCCTTAATATCTACATACTGCATGGTCTGATACTCAATAAGAGCGAAAGCCTGCATCATTAGATACTTGGGGTCTGCCTCTCCAAGGTCCGGGTCTACCCCGAATTTCTCCTTGTATAGGCGCTTGTACTCGGAAATTACCTGATTTTTGAGTTCTTCAAGGCTCATGTTCTCAATAAAGCTGATCTCAGGGATATTCTCTAGCTGCTTTATATCAGACAATTTCTATCACCACCTTACTTTTTAGATTTCCTGCTTTCGCTCCCTCTGCTCCCCAGTCCACGCGAAGGACTTTCGCCCTGGGTTCATAGCGTTTTGTTTTTGCGATTACTTCCGCTATATACTGAGCCTGTGTAGATGGGTCGGGATGGTCCACAAGATCTATTGAAATACCGAAGTCTCTGTCAAGTGCCTGTTCCCCCGCCGTAGTGCCATACAAGACTTGGAGATTTCTGTATATTTCCTCTTTAAGGCTTTCGTCTGCCGTTCCGGCTGTTATCTCAATGTCTACATCCTGGTACATACTCACTCCTTATACATATTCCTCAATCGTCATGTTAAGTTTCATTTCAACGCATACATCATTTGAAAGGATCTTATGCTCAGAGTCCGTTAGGGCTGTGATCTTAAACATATTTTGGGATAGAGGGCGGTTGCCTATAATTAAATAGTCCGCCTTGTGGTCTTCGGAAGCCCTCTGAAAAGCATTAAATACCGTCCAGGGGTCTATGCCGTCCTGCAATCTTAAGAGAATGTCAAAAGTGTATGTCCTTAGTTTCTCTCCTACCCACTGGCTCTTGCCCTTTCCGCCTATCATGTTGTGTATCGCCCAGTCGCTACCGTGCTGTCCTGACAGATTGGAAAGAGTTAATATCCGTCTGTCGTTTACCTCGAAAAAAACTCCCATGAAATAGCCTCTCATTTATGGCCTCCTTATGGATGCGTCCAAGCCGGTGCATCAATGTTGACTTTGATCGGGCTTTTAATGGTTATCTCCCCGGTCTTTTTTATGGTTATCTTGCAGCCGTTTATATCAAACACTACGTCACCGGATGAAGTTGTATATTTGTATTCCATACTTTGAAGAGCTTTAATATCGCTCTTTACGGTCTCCTTGACTTCGCCCTTTATCTCCACCTTATCAACCTTAGCGTTGGCCTTGATGGAGCTTACACCCTGCTCAGTTCCGGCCACGAAATCAAAGAATGTGCCTGCAACTATGGAAATGTTCTTCCCGGCTTCCATTGTGGCAGCTTCCCCGGCTTCTATACTGGCGTTTGTTCCTGCCGATATTCCCACACCGGCGGCCGCCATTATGGAAGCCGACGCAGAATTTGATTTAAGCTGTAGCTGCTGCTCTGCAATAAGGCTTATAGAGGTCTGTGCCTCGTCAAAGATTTCTCCGTTTGTCGTTCTTCCTGTCCGTTTGGGGGTAAACTGCTGGTAGACTCCGGTGTTGGCATCGTACCTTGAGTAAGCTTCTCCGTATGAATTGGAATACTCCTTGCGGTATAGCCCCTTGTAGCCCTCTTTGGGCTTGTTGGTCTTATTCCACACGTTGCCCAGGGTAGTTCCTGCTATGGTGCCGTTGGAGTTATGGGAGACTGCTACTATATCACCTACCTGCGGCATCATGTACTCGCCGTGGCTCATGGCGTTAATCTCTTTGGTTACGCTGCGGCCTCTGTCCTGATAAACGACAGTATATGTACCGGCAGCGTAATTTATTGCGCTTACCCTTCCTGTTCTGTTGATACTCTCTACTGCCATTTTTTCTCCTTGAAATGACGAAAAAGTGTGTTTTGATAACAAATAACGCACGTTTTTGACATTATTTTGTGTTTGAATAACACTTTTTCGCCTCGAAAAGTTTAATTCATTTTCTAGCTACAGTATTCCGCTGGCACCCATCCGGTTACGTTCTTACCTACCGGAAGCTTTTCGCAGCGATCCGGCGAGTTGGTGATACGATAGCGGTTGTTTACAAGTATTCCGTCATAGAAATAGAATGTGCCGGACTTGTAGCAGCTTGGTTTTGATGCAGTTGATGTATAGTAGAACGGTGCATTTGAAAGTGTTACTGCCTGCTTTGCCGCTACTGTCTTTGCTCCTGCTGCCGCTGCCGCATTTGTGGCAGCCGACGTTGCCATTGAGGCAGCCGGTGAGTTGTGAGCATATTGTGAGTTGTAGCTTGTGCTGCTTGAATGATCTGACTCATAATACTGGATGTCTCCGCCCACTTCCCAGTAATAGAAAGGCTGTTCCACTCTCGAACACTCAAGGGATGTTTTAAAGCCGCCTGAGCGGTCAAACGAATGTGTAACCTTGTCTACGAAATACTTTCCGTTTATCGCCTTACCGTAGCCTGTTATGTTGATACAGTTACTTGAGGCTATATCCCAGTCGCCAGGAAGCGAAAGGGAACATTTACAGGTGCCGTGATTTGCATTGTTGATCTCTGCGCAAAGCTGTACCTGAGCGTCATAGACGCTTGTTGCCCTTCTTGATACGTTCTTTGTATGTGTTCCGCCACCTACTGAGGCGTATATGTCACAGTTCTTATCCGGGTCGGTATAGGAGAAGTAGCCGCCTGTGAATGTTCCGCTTAATGTATTGGTAAAACTGAAAGACCCCTGGATAATATCTGTTCTGTCAAAGGTCCTTACTGCCAGCTTTCCTTTATACTGTTCGCGGTCATAGATCCATAAGTGCCTTGCGTAGATCTTAAGGATAAGTCCGTATCTTTTGCAAAGGTCGTTGAGGTATGAAGAGTCTGTGTCTTCCTGCTCGTCTCCATCTATGGCGTAGTCGTCTGCGTCGTAAGTGAATCCAAGGCCGTATCTCTTGGCGATATCGTAAGCAATCCTCTGAACGGTCGTATTGCTCCATACCACTTCTCTTTCAAGCTCCGAGAAATTGGTGTCTGCCGGTTTAGCTACTCCGTTAAAGCGAAGGGTTGTAGGAGTGTCGTTATAAGCGATATCGTCTAAACAGAAAAGCCCACACTCAAGGCCTTTGTTGTCTCCTTCTTTGTCCCAGTTGTAGCCTGTGACTGCTGCATAGATACTGGCTCCCTTATAGGGCATCCAGTCCGAAGCCCACTTTTTATCCTGAGCATTTATAGTGATTTCCAGTGAGTCGGAGTTGTCCGCTGCGCTGTCAATATAACTCATGGACTCAATGTCGGCACCGATCAGCTCGTTAAGTGGTGTTTTTTCGTAGAGTACATTTAACTCTATATGCCGGGTATCAATCATAATTTGCCTCGTACTTCCAAGGCGGCAGTGTGCCAGCCCTTGTCTCAGTCAAGGCGGGGGTCTTAAGTTCAACCCCCGCACTGAAAATAAAAGTCTCGATATGCTCAGGATTTGCGGCCATGAGTACGTCTGCTTTTAGTTCACTTCCGTAAACCTTCTTAGCTATGCCGTCCCATGTGTCACCGCTTATCGTTGTATAAGCCATCTTAGTACCTCGTTCTCTGTTCTCTTCTTACCATCTGTCTGTACCAGGTCTCAAACTCTGACTGCATCCTTGCTATTGCCCTATCCATTACTCCATCATCAGCGTTGCCGGTAATGGTAATCTGTGGCGAGAAGGTAACGGCTCCGCCGGTGTAACTATATGCTTCCCCTACGTCAGCAAGCTCTACCTCCTGCGGTCTTGCCAGTGCGTCCATGCCGAGCATCTTTCCGGCCTGCATCCACGTGGCTATGTTCTGATTTCTCACGCCGCGCTGGAAGGAGATAACCGCCTCTGTTCCCGCTTCGCCTGCGATAGATGGTCCATTAGTGAATCCGCCTCGTGCAAGGTAAGGAAGCTCAGGGAAGGACATTTGAAATGTTCCGCCGCCGATAACAGGTACCCACTCAGGAATCGTGATACCGCCACCAATAATTGAATTGATACCGGCGAACACTCCATTGATAAGTCCGATAACTGCGTTGAGTGGCATCTTTGCCAACTCTACCAGTGCGTCGAAGATACCGCCGAATATGTCACATACGCCCTGCCAAGCCTGCTCCCAGTTACCGGTAAATACACCTGTTAAGAACTCTATGAGTCCGTTGAATACCTGGATTATTGCATCAATAAATCCACCTATGTTGTCTGCAACATTACTTACAGCCGTTAATAGCTGCGGAAGTGCTGCGCTTGCAAATTGCATCACTGCTGTAATGATCTGCTGGATGTACGGCCAAGCAAATTGAATAGCCTG